TGAGCCCTGAGCGGGTTCGAGCAATCAAAGAAGCCGGCATGTGGGATGACCCCGACAAACGCCAACGAATGATTAAGCAATTTATCCAGTACGACAAAACAAATAGGAGCTAACAATGGATTCTCGTCTGAAAAAAACTCTCACGGCCGGTGGCCGCGAAACTCGTGCTAGCGAGGACGCAACCCGCAAGGCTCCTGAAGAGCAGTTCATGTCAGCGCAGGAACGTCGAAAGATGTGGAGCGATGAGTGGACACAAAGTGCGCTGCCAAAGGTGCCGGAGATTCCGGGCTGGCACATCTGTTGGCTTTCGACAACTAACGCTTACGACAGCATTGATAAACGGATTCGACTTGGGTATGTCCCTGTAATGGCGGATGAACTCCCGAACTTCGATAACTACCGTGTAAAGGCTGGAGAAGACGTGGGTTTCATCGCATGCAACGAGATGCGCTTGTACAAGATCCCTATGGATATTTATCAAGACCTCATGTTGCAGATGCACCACGAGGCTCCCAATGAGGAGGCGGAAAAGATCCGCGTTCAGATTGAGAACCTGCAGGGTGCGCGAGATAGCTCAGGCAAGAGCTTGGGCCGAGTCGAAGGTGACGGATTTGGCGATTTGGACCGAAATGTTAATACGCCCATATTTCATGGGTAACTAAACCAAGGAGACAGTCATGTCTGCAACATCTGCTCCGTTCGGCCTGCGTCCTGCGTTCCATCCTTCTGGCTTGGATCGCGCTCAGGCGCTTGCTGGCGGTATCGCGTCGGGCTATAGCACCGACCTTTTGAAGGGCGCCCCCGTTAAGTACGATACGGGTGGCACCATTGTTCTGGCCTCGGGTTCTGAAGCTTTCGTCGGCGCTTTCGTCGGCGTTGAGTGGACTGACACCACCGGCCGTCGTCGCGTCTCGAACTACTGGCCGGCTAACACCGCCTACCAAACCGGTTCGTGCGTGGCTTACTTCTACAACGACCCGAACATCGTCTACGAAATCCAGACTGATGGTACGGTTTCGCAGGCGTCGATTGGTGACGAAGCAAACATCACCAACAACACTGCTGGTTCGACCACCACTGGTCTGTCGCAATGCACCCTGTCGTCCACCCTTGTTGGTGCCAACGGCGTTGCTGCAATGCGCATTGTGGATATTGCTCCGTACCCGGGCAATGATTGGGGTGATGCTTACGTTATCGTTCGCGCCACGGTTGCTCAATTCCAATTCGGCCAAGTTCGCGTCTCCGGCGCTAACTACACGCCGATTGCTGTTTAAGGAGGGCTAAAAAATGGCAGCCCCGATGCGCAGTACAGACTTTCGTTCGATTGTTGAGCCGATCCTCAACGAATGTTTCGACGGTGTCTATGACCAACGTACCGACGAATGGTCGCGTGTTTTCCGCGAACAAGAAGGTATCCCCCGCAACTACCACGAAGAGCCGGTTCTGTACGGCTTTGGCGCCGCTCCGCAACTGCCGGACGGTACCCCGGTTACCTACCAACAAGGTGGCGTGCTGTTCCTGAAGCGTTATGTCTATAACGTGTACGGTCTGGCATTCGCTCTGACCAAAGTGCTGGTGGAAGACGGCGACCATATCCGTATCGGTCAAGTCTACGCCCGTCACTTGGCTCAGTCGCTGGTTGAAACCAAGGAAACCCTGTGCGCCAACGTGCTTAACCGCGCGTTCAACAGCGCCTTCCCGGGTGGTGACGGTGTGGCCCTGAACTCGGCCTCGCACCCGATCGTGAACGGTACGTTCAGCAACCTGCTGACTACTTCGGCCAACCTGTCGCAAACCTCGCTTGAGCAAATGCTCATCCAGATCCGTCAGGCTGTGGACAACAACGGTAAGAAGATTCGTCTGGTTCCGCGCCAATTGGTCGTGGCCCCGGGCAACATCTTCCAAGCTGAAGTCCTGCTGAAGAGCGTTCTGCGCGCTGGTAACGCCAACAACGACATCAACCCGATCAAGTCGATTGGTCTGCTTGATGAAGGCGCTGCCGTTATCTCGCGTCTGACCTCGCCGACCGCTTGGTGGGTCCAGACCGATGCTCCGGAAGGCATGAAGCTTCTGATGCGTCGTAAGCTGGAAAAGACGATGGAAGGTGACTTCGAGACTGACTCGATGCGCTACAAGGCGACCGAGCGTTACGACGTTGGCTTCACCGATCCGCGTGCGCTGTACGGCACGCCCGGCGTCTAATATAGGTCTGGTGGGGGCTTCGGCCCCTGCCTCATTAAAGGGGTAAATACAATGGCACAAACCTATATTGGTTCGACCCTGCGTACTGGCTCTGGCACTCTGACGGACACGACCGACGGCGGTTTCGTTGTCGTTTCGCAGGCTGCTACTGTCACTACTGCAGCCGGCGGTACTGCAACCAGCACAAGCGTCACCATCCCGGCATCGTCGCAAATTATCGACTTCTATGTTGATATGGTCACCGTTCCGAGCTATGGCACGGCAACCACCGTTCCGACCACGATTGGTACTGTTGCCGCTGGCACGCAGTATTGCTCGATTGCTGATGCTGCATCGGCTGGTCGTAGCGTTCTGACGTTCACTGCTGCTCAGCTGACCGCAATGTCGGATGTTGGCAACAACCAAAACGTAGTTATGACGATTGACCCGAATGGCACCGTTTCCTCGCCGGGCGTGTTCCGCCTGACCGTGGTTTACGCCCAGAAGGTTTAAGGAGGTTGCAATGGCCGAATTTAAACCGATGGTGAAGATGTACACCACCGAGCCTTCAGTGGAGTTGAAGCTGAAGAAGGGTGGTCATGTGAAGATGAAGGCCAAAGAGCATGACGGCCACAAGATGATGGATGGCGGCGTTCCCCCGTCTATGCCTACCGCTATGCCCGCGCGTGGTGGTATGCCGACGGCTGCTGCACCGATGAAGCCGTCGCTGGCTATGCGTCGTAAAGCTATGCGTGCTATGCCTTCTGCTGCTGCTCCGGCTGGTCCTGTTGGTATGGCTGGTCGCATGATGAAGAAGGGCGGTACCTGTGAAGAGAAGCTTGAGGCTCATGCCAAGAAGCCGGCGTCGAAGGCTCATAAGGGCCTGAAGACTGGCGGCGTTGCAATGGGTCAGAGCGGCTTCAAAGAAGGCGGCATCATCAATACCGAAGGCCAAGGCGGCAAGTACCGCGACACCAAGATGAACACCGCTGAGCGCACTACCAAGACCAGCGGCAAGACCGGTGAAGTCAAGAACGGTAACGGTGGTGGCTTCAAGAAGGGTGGTCGTTGTTACGCTAAGGGCGGTGGTGTTGAGGGTAATGTCTCGACCACTCCTGCGGGCAAGACTGGCACCACTACTGGTGAAGTTAAGCTGGGCAATGCCGGTGGCTTCAAGAAGGGCGGCAAAGCCAAGAAGATGGCCGATGGTGGCGCATCAAAAAAAGCTGTTGACGGCGCCAAGTCTGGCACCGGCACCGTCACGGAAGTTGAACGCCAGATTGTTCGTAAAGTAACGCCAAAGAAGTCGTCTGATTCTCGTGATGTTCAGTCGAATGATATGACCCCCTCGGGAACTCCGCTTAACCCGGAATTCTTGAAGGATTATCTGAAGGCTCCGCATTACAAGAAGGGTGGTAAGACCAAGAAGTACGCCGATGGCGGCATGGTTCAGGGTGCTCCGATTGGACTCCCTAGCGTGTCTCCTACTGGTCGCGTTGGTCTTCCCCCGGTATCTGCATCGGGTCGTATTTATGATCCGAACAGCGCAATGCTGGCGCAGCAACCGGGTGGTCAGCCAACTCCTGTGGGCTATGCAACTGGTGGATCGGTTAATGACGAAGGCAAAGCAGTCAAGATGCCTCCGCGTCGTGTTCCGACTCCTGTATCAATCAACCAGCTGTCTGGCACCTATAAAAAGGGCGGCCGCGTTAAGTAATGGGTGAGGGGCTTCGGCCCCTCCCTGTTTTGGAGGTTTACATGGGAATTTACTCTTCTGCTACCCGTCAAGGCGCCTATGAGCCGTTTGATTTGCAAGTAGCTCGAGATCAAGTTGATGGTCACATTGGTTTGGAAATCTTTGGGTATACCACGGCTATCGGTAGCACCGCTCAAGGTCCGATGTGGGAAGGCCAAACCCTTTCTGGTGGTTTGTACGTTCCTCCGGCCTCTGCCGCACCGCTAGTGTTGGTTAGTGATTCTGCTACTGACGATACAACTCGTTCAGTTGTGATTGAAGGTCTAGATGCTAACTTTGCGCCTCTGACCGAAACCATCGCATTGAATGGAACGACGAACGTCACCACAACAAATTCGTTTCTGCGCATCAACCAGATGTCCATGTTTAACAGCACGAACACTGGGAACATTACGGCAAAGATTGGCGCTTCAACTTACGCCAAGATTAACGCTGGCATTGGTCAGACCCAAATGTCCATCTACACCGTGCCGGCTGGCTATACGTTTTATCTGTCGTATGTTCAATACGATGCAAGCATTGGTTTTACTTCTAGCAATTACATGATTGCTGCCGAGTACAACAAGATTAACAGCGGCGCAAATAGCGGCCGTGTCACGCTGTTGAATCAGTCAACCTTTGTGCAAAAGCAAGAGGTGCCTTTCACGGTGCCGGTGTTGCATCTTGAGAAGACTGACATGCAATTCTGTGTGAAGGCCAACACTGGCAGCCCGTTTACGGTCAGCATGTATGCTGGCGGCTTTCTAATTAAGAATCCGGACTAATCATGCCATCCAAATCTAAAGCCCAGCACAACTTGATGGAAGCGGTGGCTCATAGCCCCAAGTTTGCTAAGAAGGTTGGCATTTCGCAAAAGGTTGGCAAAGAGTTTGCGAAGGCCGATGAAGGCAAAAAGTTTAAAGATGGCGGCGGTTTGTACGCAAACATTCATGCAAAGCAAGAGCGTATTGCGCATGGATCTGGCGAAAAGATGCGCAAGCCGGGCTCTGAAGGTGCACCTACTGCACAAGCATTCAAAGAAGCGGCAAAGACCGCAAAGATGAAGAAGGGTGGTCCGAGCCTTGCTATTGGTCGCGGCGAGAAACTACCTGCAGATCAAGGCGCAGGTCTAACCGCTAAGGGCCGAGAGAAGTATAATAGGGAGACGGGTAGCAATTTGAAGGCTCCTCAGCCGCAAGGGGGTAAGCGGAGGGATTCCTTTTGTGCCCGCATGGAACCCGTTGCCGAGAAGTCTGAAAAGGGCAGTCGTTCGCGGGCCTCAATGAAACGCTGGAATTGCCCCGGCTGGTGAGGTGAGAGATGGCTTACTCGGGAACTGTCGGAACAACCGTTGTTACCGTTCAATCGCTGATTGATCACGGCGCTCGTCGTTGCGGCAAGCTTGCTGAAGAGCTGACTTCGGAACAGCTCGTCGCATCCCGTGAGTCGTTATTCTTTCTGCTGTCCAACCTTATCAACATTGGCATCCAGTATTGGGCTATCAGCAAGAAGGTGTACGGCCTAAACGCCAACAAGTACATCTACAGCCTGCCTGTTGGTGGCAATGATGTTTTGAATGTCCTGTATCGTAGGATGAACCGCCCCTCCGGGGACTACACATCTTCTGCTGGTGGCGTTGTTGCAAATGTGTATGACGCTAACGTCAACACCTATTGCCAGCAAGGTTCTGCCAACGGCAACATCTCAATCAATTACGGCACAAGCAACCCGCAGTACATCGGGTCAATAGGCTTCCTGCCGTATGTGGCTGGTGGTGGTTCTGCTACATGGAATGTCACGCTTGAGTATTCAACGGACGGCTCTACTTGGAGCACCCTGAATAACCTCGGCGCAATCGTAGTAACTGACAACGACTGGGTGTGGACGGACATTGACCCGGGGCAAAGTGTTCAGTACTACCGGATTCGAGCCTATTCCGGCACTACGCTGGCCCTGCGTGAGCTGTACTTTGGCAACAACAGCACAGAAATTACGATGGCTCGCCTAAACCGCGATGACTACACCAATCTGCCTAACAAGAACTTTACGGCTAACCAGCCATTCCAGTTCTGGTTTGATCGGACAATCCCGCAGGCCACTATCTATCTGTGGCCGGTTCCGTCGGATCCGTTTGTCCAGATGACTGTTTGGTACTCACGCCAGATTATGGACGTGGGCGATCTGTATGGTGAGCTTGAGATCCCGCAACGCTGGTATCTGGCCGTAGTTAGCATGCTGGCTCATCAGATGAGCCTAGAGCTGCCGGGCGTTGATACTGGACGCATGCAATACCTTGAGGCGCAGGCAGAGAAGTACCTGAACATGGCGGAACAAGAAGAGCGCGACAAGTCGCCTATCTATTTTGCGCCCAATATCAGCGTATATTCAAGGTAGCCAATGCCCAAGTTTCTGGACACTCGCGGCTATTCAGATATTGCAATTGCAATCTGTGACAGGTGCAAGATGAAGCGCCCGCACGCAGAGATGCGTTCAGATCCTAACTTCCCGGGTCTTCAAGTCTGCAATCAAGGTTGCGCAGACAACTTTGACCCGTACCGCTTGCCCGCTCGCAAGACCGAGCGCATTACAATCAGGTTCCCGCGTCCAGACTTGAGCGTGGCAGTGGACCCCAATAGTCTCACAACTGGTGGGAACAATAATTTTGTTCTGTCGCCAGAGCAAAACACGCAAACTCCTGAAAACAATGGCAATCTTGATGATTTGACTGTGAGCACATAATGGCAAATGTCACCATTACCCAACTTCCGCAGGCTGGTGCCATCACTGGCACCGAGTCAGTGCCTATTGTTCAGAATGGTGTTACGGTCCAAACGACTACGGGTGCGATTGCTAACGCTCCGGTTCAGACCCAGACGTTCTTGACTAAGAATCAAGAGCTTACGCTGCCCAATAGTCGTTATTTGTCAACTGGAACTGGCCTTGGATTGGTAGATGGTGGTGTTCTTTCGTACTACCGAATCACTTTGAATGGTGTTTCTGGCAGTTTGGAGACGGCGGGCACTGGAATTGTCGTTAAAGATAGCGGAAATTCTGTCATTGCACGTCAAATCGCTGTTTCTGGTGCTGGTTTGGGCATTTCTAACGCTGATGGCACCAGCGGAAACCCGACTTTGCAACTTACGGGCGTTGCTGCCGGCGTTGCAAACTACTCCGGAACGGGTTTTTTGGCTGTTGTGGGCGGTTCTTCGGTTGCCGGACGCCAAATCTATGGCACAGCCAACCAAATCGACGTTGCTGATGGCAATGGATCTGATGATCCGGTCATTAAACTTGCAGATAACCCGGTTTTGCCGGGAACTGCATCAGTAACGCTTCCAATTGGAACTTTAGCAGAACAACCCCTTGGTCAAAACGGTCAACTTCGGTTCAACTCAGACACTCAGACGTTTGACGGCTATTCATCTGGTTCTTGGCGCAGCTTTTCTTTGTCTGGTGGCGTGACATCGTTTAGTGGTGGCACTACTGGTCTG